ATCAAAAGGTTTACAGAAATATATTTCACAAAGGTAAGTGGGCAGGGATATTTCAGTTCACAGAAGCTGGGGCACAAAAGTTTTGCGAAAAAGCAAAACCAAAGAATATAATTAATATTGGCGCTATCACTTCCATTTATCGCCCAGGCCCTCTTGGTGCGGATGTCGATAAGCTATACGTCGAAGCAAAAGAAAATCCAGGCGCCGTTAAATATGAAAATGATATAATAAAAGAAGTCACTAAAGAGACTTATGGTTTTTTAATCTTTCAAGAACAGATCGCACTCTTAGCACACAGGCTGGGAAAAGATATTAGTCTTGATGAGGGCAACGAATTACGTAAATTATTGACTAAAAAAGGGACAGGAAAAGGCGCCAAGGAAAAAAGAAAGATTCAGGATAAGTTTATTGAAGGCTGCGCTGAAAAGGGCATGACGAAACGAGAGGCGAGTAGACTTTGGCAAAAGTTTGAGTTCTTCAGCGGATATGGATTCAATAAATCTCACGCTGTTTCTTATTCCATTCTTTCTTATCAATGTGCTTGGCTTTTTACTTACTACTCTGTAGAATGGATGGCAGCTTTTCTTGATAAGGAACCAGAGAGTCGAAAAGAAAAAGCAATTAATTTAGCAAAAAAGTTTGGGTTTAAAATTCAACCCTTGGATATCAATAAATCTGGAATTGTCTGGGAAATCCATGAAGATAACGAAACGTTAATCCAACCTTTAACTTCGATTAAAGGTTTAGGCAGCAAAGCGATTGAGCAAATTATCAACAATCGGCCTTTCAATACAATTGAGGAATTTATTTTCAATGATGACATCACATATTCTAAATTAAACAAAAAAGCATTGGATGTGCTTATTCGGTCTCAGGCATTAAATCTTTTGATGGACGATAGATTTACTGGCCTTAAACATTTTTGGTCTGCAGTTGCAGTAGAACGCCCAAAAAATGAGAAAAAGTTTAAAGAAAACATTGCTTTATATGAACCTGAAGGAGACTTTTCAGACCCGGAAAAGATTGAGTATCTTTCATCGCTAACTGGTGTGTTCCCAATGAATTTAGTTGTCACAGATGAGACATTAAGACAGTTAGACTATTTTAAAGTACCGGCACTCGGTGAGTGGGACAACGATTTAGGCGTTGCCTGGTTTGTCCCGCGAGAAATTACCAAAAGAAAAACAAAACATGGGAGAGAGTATTGGATTATAAGAGTTGTTGATAGCACTTCTACCTCTACTGATGTTAAATGCTGGGGAGTTCGCAAGAAGGATAGAATTCATATCAATCGCCCCTACATGGCAAAGCTGGATTATGATGAGCAATGGGGATTTAGTGTGAAAAACATTTCTTATAACTTTAAACTGTTAGGATAAAAAAATGAATATTAAAGTATACAAAATTAGACCAGATGCAAAATTACCTTTGCGAGCATATCAATCTGACGCAGGAATGGACTTGTTCTATTGTCCGAATGGCGAAAGAGAAAGAATTATACGCACTGAAGGTTTTGTCATCCCGTCCCGCGGGAGTAGGCTTATTCCTACTGGAATTAAAGTAGAAGTCCCACATGGGTTTATGCTTGAAGTCAAGAACAAATCAAGCGTAGCTTATAAACGACAATTAATAGTTGGCGCTTGTGTGATAGACCCCGGCTATAACGGCGAAGTGTTTGTGAACCTTCACAATATCGGATTAAGTACACAATTTATAAAATCAGGTGATAAAATTGCTCAAGCAGTTATGATTCCCATTGTCCACTGCAAAGTGGAAGAGGTAGAGACAGATAAGTTTTTAAATTTTAATTCAAAGCGTGGAGATGGCGGCTTTGGTTCGACAGGAGATAAATGATGTCATTAGAAAGAAAATTAAGTAGAAAAAACGCAAAGCAAAAAAAGAAAGATGCTGAAAAAGACATGGCAGCTAAGGTTGCATTATTTGGGGAACTTCCTGATAAATGCTTGACTTGTGAAAGCCCTTTTGATAAAATGGATAAGGAGCAGGTGATGGCTTGGAATGTTGTGGTGCGACAAGAAGAAGAGATTGTTCGGCTTTATTGCCCAGAATGCTGGGAGAAAGCAATTAATATTATCCAAGACTTTAAACAGCACGTGGAAGAAAAAAATAAAAAATGAAATTTTTAAGAGAAGAAAAGATAGCATTGCTGGCATTTACAATCAGCGTGTTAATAATATCTGCCATTTTTTATTTTGCAGTTGAATTTTCGCCTAAAGTAGATACAGTTGCCCCAGAGTGTGAAGTTGGGTGCCCCATTTACGCGCCTTGTCAGCCCGGGTGTGTAAAGAAAAGGAAATGAAAATAGGCGACTTAATAAAACATAAAACAGCGCACACGACAGCCATCATATTGGATGTCTATATGAAGGAAGGCTTGGCCAATCCAGAGGGATATTTAACTTACCCGCCGGAAGAATATGCAGAAGTTTTGTTTTCGAGCGATGCAAAAACGGCCAACGCGCCATTTAAATTATTACAAGAAAATTGGGAGGTTATAAGTGAAATTTAAAGAAACATTAACATACGATGATGTATTATTAGTACCTCAATATTCAGATATTGAAAGTAGAAAAGAGATTGATATTGGAAGCACTTTAGATAAAAAGATGCACTTAGATCTTCCAATTATATCTGCACCGATGGACACTGTGACCACCACTAACATGACAATCGCCATGGGAAAAGCAAACGCTTTAGGGATAATTCATCGTTATAATTCAATTGAAGAACAATGTGAAATGGTTAAAAAAGCGTGGGAACATGTTGAACACGTCGGCGCCGCCGTAGGAGTTGTTGGCGATTATTTGAAACGAGCTTCGCGTCTATATCACAATGGCGCAAAAGTTTTATGCGTGGATGTGGCTCACGGCCACCATAAATTAGCAGAAAAAGCAATCAAATCTATTAAAGAATTGCTTAATGACAGCATACATCTTATAGCGGGGAATGTAGCCACATTAGAAGGTTTTAACGCTTTAGCCGATTGGGGAGCAGACAGTGTGCGCTGTAATATTGGAGGAGGATCAATTTGCTCAACAAGAATTCAAACTGGTCATGGAATACCAGGATTGCAAACTATTTTTGATTGTGCAAAATCAGATCGAAATGTAAAAATTATTGCTGATGGCGGCATTCGTTCTTCTGGTGACATTGTAAAAGCCTTAGCTGCTGGCGCCAATTTTGTAATGCTCGGATCTATGCTGGCTGGCCCCGATGAATCTCCTGGTGATATGATCATCGGAGCACTAAATACAAAAACAAAAGTTTATAGAGGAATGGCAAGCAAAGAAGCACAATTTGATTGGAGAGGGAGGTCTTCCTCAAATGAAGGTATATCTACAACAATTCCCTATAAAGGCAGTGTAAAAAATGTATTGATGAACTTAAGCAATGGTATTCAATCAGGCCTGTCATACTCAGGCTGTAGAAATATTAAAGAATTACAAGAAAATGCAATTTTTATAAAACAAACTGCTGCTGGCCGTGCTGAAAGCAACACACACATTCTGAAAAAATAAATTATGCCTGACTACGGAACAAATAAAAAACAAATATGCTTTGAGAGCACGGACAAACTTCATGCGGATTTAAAGATTCGTCTACATTACGATGAAATAAAAATTAAAGAGTTTTTTAATAAAATAGTGGCGGCTTATATTGCTAAGAACAAAAACATAGTGGCTTTCATAGAAGAGTTACAAGAAGAAAAAAATGTATCTCAATTAAAAAAACAAAAAGTAAAAGCAATGAACAAAAAAGAAAAAGAAACGATTAAAAAGTTTGCATTAGACAAAAATGAAATTGAAAATATATTTGACATTTTAGAAAGGGAGGTGGACTTGTGAGGGATTGTGCTAAAAAATGTGTTATAAGCCAAAAGGCGTGTGCCCAAAAAGAATGCAGGATGTGGATTGATTACAAAAAGGATTTAAACTGTACAGCAGTGGCTGTTGAGCTTAATCCAGAAATGACATTTAAAGAAGTTGCCAAGCGTTTACAACTTAGTATTGTACGAATTAAACAAATTCAAGATAAAGCACTACAAAAATTGAAACAAAATGCTCTTTTCTTTAAATAAACGACTATTTACTTGTAGATTTACTTTTGCGCAAAAAAGGAGAGATTTTATGAGCGACAACGAGAAACTATTACAAGAAAATACAGTTAAGCGCTTTATGACGCTTGCTGGGAATCAGACTCTTGCTGAAAATTTTCTTAATGAGAACAAAAAGCTTTGGGAACAAGTACCCGGCGACGAAGACATGCCACCAATGGATACTGAGGCACCACCAGAATTAATGCCCGATATGGGAGATGTTGAAGAACCGATGCCCGATATGGGAGACGTTGAAGGCGAAGATGAAGTGGAAGATGTAGACCTCACTGCGGAAGAAGCCGAAGTACTTATTGGCTTGGGCAAGAAACTAGAAGCCGAAGTGGGCGGAGAAGAAGCAGAGGAAGCCATGCCACCCGAAGGTGAAGAGGCGGGTTTCCCTCCGGAACCGACTGAAGCTCCTCCTGAGTTGTTGCCAGGCGAAGAAGAAGAGGGAGCTGCCCTGGAAG